ACAACAATCAAAATACCTTTCCAATATGTGGCATAGGGTAGATAATGAAATCTACCAGCAGTCGGTTTTCTATGAAACAACAAGGTTGGCATCTTATTCTGATTTTGAGGGTATGGAGTTCTTTCCAGAGATTGCAGCAGCTTTAGATATTTTTATGGAAGAATCTACAACACAAAATGGTGAAGGTAGAATTTTAAATATTTTCTCAGAAAGTAAAAGGGTTAGAAGAATATTACAAGATTTATTCTTTAATAAACTAGATATACATACAACACTACCTATGTGGACAAGAAATACATGTAAGTATGGTGATAATATGGTATTCTTAGATGTTGATCCAGAAATGGGTGTTAAAGACGTTAAACAATTACCAAATATTGAGATTGAAAGAAGGGAAGGTAACTTCCTAAGTAAAACTGCCAATTATGGGAACATCAATGGGAATGATAGTAATTCAAATGATGATGATAGTAGAGTAACATTTTATTGGAAGGCTAAAGATATTGAATTCAATGCGTGGCAAATAGCTCACTTTAGGTTATTAGGTGATGATAGAAGATTACCATATGGGACTTCAGTTTTAGAAAAGGCTAGAAGAATATGGAAACAATTATTATTATCTGAGGATGCAATGTTAATCTATAGGGTTACAAGGGCACCAGAAAGAAGAATATTCAAAATCTTTGTTGGTGATATAGATGAACAAGATGTACCAGCATATGTTCAAAAAATGGCTAACAACTTTAAGAAGAGTCCAGTGATAGACCAACAAACAGGACAAGTCGATACTAAGTATAACCAAATGGCACAGGATCAAGATTATTTCATACCTGTAAGAGATCAAGGAGCACCTAGCCCAATAGAAACTTTACCAGGAGCAACTAATTTATCTGAGATTGCAGATATTGAATTTTTACAAAAGAAATTATTCACTGCACTTAGAGTTCCTAAACCATTTTTAGGTTTTGAAGAAGCTAATGGTGATGGTAAAAACTTAGCGTTACAAGATATTAGATTTACTAGAACAATTAATAGAGTACAACAAGCAATGATTCAAGAGTTGAATAAGATTGCCATTATTCATTTATATGTTTTAGGGTTAGAAGACGAATTAGATAATTTCACAATTACACTTAACAATCCATCTACACAAGCGGATATGTTAAGAACGGAACAATTATCTCAGAAAATACAAGTGTATAGAGATTCTGTATCTGATTCAGGTAATGGTTTTGGGGCTATGTCTATGACTAGGGCTAAAAGAGATATTTTAGGTATGTCTGAAGAAGATATTAGATTAGATTTAGAACAACAAAGACTTGAGAAAGCTGCGGCAGCTGAAATGGAACAAACAGCAAATATCATTAAGAAAACTGGAATCTTTGATAGGGTGGATAGTTTATATGGTGAGTTTGGTGGAACAGAAGGTGCTGAAGGAGAATCTACTGAAGGTGGAGACACTGGTGGTGATGACTTCGGTGGTGGAGGTTCTTTCGGAGGCGGAGGAGGCTTCGGAGGTGACTTAGGTGGTGATGATCTGGGTGGTGAAGACTTAGGTGGTGACATCGGTGGTGAAGACTTAGGTGGTGACATCGGTGGAGAAGAACCAGCAGCTGAAGCACCAGTGGAGAGTATTAAGAAAGACGTAGATAAATTACTTGTGGAACAAGAAATCCAAAAGAGAAGATACGAGAATAAAATGAAAAAATATTCGAATAACTATACTAAAAGACTATTAGAAAGTTTAGATAAAAAGAAAGTTGTATCAGTTAGTAATATTGAGACAAGTAAGAATTCTCTTACAGAAGATTTAGAAAGAATGGCTAAAAGTATAGATGATTTAACTGAAGAATAACTTTTTTAGTTAAACATAATATTTATATAGAAAATACAACATGAAAAACTTTGGTGAATTAAAAAATAGATTTAACGAAATATTAGCTGAATCAGTAATTAAGAAAAATGATGCAGGTAAAAAGACTTTTGGTAAGTATATCAAAATGTTAAAAGAAAATGAGATTTTAAAAACACAATATCACATTTTTGATAATATTGAAAACAAGTATTTTGAAGATAAGTCAGATGCTAAAGATTATATTAAAGAGAATATTTCTTTAATATCAAAATACTCAATAAAACAAATCGTTGAAGCTAATTCTAAATTGGCTGGTATGATTTCATTTGATGGTGGTGGTGATTATGAAGGTAAGGAATTGCATAATAACATTACTAACTTAATTTTTACTGATAAGAAAGCTGAGACTTTAGATTCTATTACTGAATCAATTAATGTTTTAAGAAACCATATGACAACTCAAAGAATTGATGAGAGTGAATTAACTGAAAAGATTGATTTACCACCATCTGTAGTTTCTAAAATGGTTGTTAATAGATTCAATACAAAGTATGAAGATATCTCTGAAGGTGAAAAAACAATTTTAAAATCTATTCTTAATGGAAGTGAAGAAGATAAGAAAAACTTATATGATGAATTAGTTAGAGAATGTATTGATACAATCGATTCTAAATTAAATGAAAGTGATATCGAATTAAAAGGTAAATTATTAAGTGCTAAAGATAAGTTACTTAGAATGTCTTATAATGAAGAAACTTATAATACAGATATCTCAAAAATATATAACCTAAAACAATCAGTATAATCAGAGTGTTATGAAAAAGATAGTGAGATTAACAGAAAATGATTTAACAAGAATTGTTAAAAAAGTATTAAAAGAGCAAGAAAGAAAGTCTTGGGATTTGGGAAATGGTGAAACAGGATACCCATATGACCCACAATTAGATAGGGAGTTAAATGACCTAGTTGGTGGTGTCATTAATGGTAATATTTCTGTTGATGAGTTTAATAAACAAAAATCTAAATATTTCCATACAAATAGTAAGGTTATGTTAATGACGGAAGAAGGTGGCAGAACAATATCTTGGCACAATGTACCAATTGATGATTTTCTTCTTATGGCAGATCAGGAAATGTTTATAGGGGATTTATATAAAATGGAAGCGTATGTAAAAAAAGGTGGTAAAATTATTAAATTACAAATAGTAGCGGAACCAAAATCAAACTAATTATGAAAAAGATAGAAAGAATTACAGAAAATGATTTAACAAGAATCGTTAAAAGAGTATTAAATGAAGAACAAGAATTTTCTGAATATATGAGATATGTGAATGTAGTAGGTAGAAGTATCGCAAAAGAAATTAGTGGTGATGACGATGCAATGTATAATGAGTTAACCCCTAAAATAGAAAATTGGTTTATGAAAAATGTAAACAAAATATCTGATATGGGTGATGCCGCAACTGAACACATACTAAAACAAAGTAAGTAATTAAAATAAATAAAATATACTAAACCTCCACAATGTGGGGGTTTTTTTATGCGACTATTTGACGCAAGTGGTAATAATGATTATAATTGTTATAACAAATAACAAAAGTCTTAATCATTATAAATGAAAAGAGGAAAAGAAATAAGTTTAGAAACTAAAGAAAATTACAAAGTAAAATTAGGGACAATAGATAACAAAGACCCTAGAACAATTTACTTAAATGTATCTGCTTGGGGTGAACCATTAACTGAAGAAGATAATTATGATAGCATATTAAATAATTTAAGAAAAAAGGTTAAACAAAAATTATACACTAACATTAAAGATAGTAATTATAATAATGAAAGATATATTGTTGATTTAGACATGAGATCTTCAGGTATCACAAAATCAAAGAGAAGTTATATGTCTTGTGAAATAACATTATTCCAAAAAGATAGAATTCCAGTGAACAATCCGATAACAATATCTGAAGGTAATAGATTAGTTAATAATCTTATAAATGATTGTTTTGATTGTAATAACCATTTTAAATTTTATAAAACAAAAAAATAAAAATATAAAGGTAGTATCTAATGGTATCACCTTTTTTTATTTAGTAACATATTTATAATAAAACATAAATACTATTATGAATAAATTTTCGATAAACAAAAATAATGAAACTAATAAGAAAACAATTCTTATTGAGTATGACGCAGGATATATATCACCTAAAGATAATAGAGAGTTTATTAGTGAAATGAATAAACTTGCAAAAGGTGAAAAGATAATTGAGGAACCCCTACTTGTTTATGCTGTGATGCAAAAATATGATGTCGAAAATAAAAATGGTAGAATCTACCCTGAACCTATACTAAGAAGAGAAGCTGAAAATTACATTAAGTTGATTAAAGAAAATAGAGCTTTTGGTGAGGCAGACCATCCAGAGTCTTCAATTGTTGCAATTAGTAGAATATCTCACAATGTTACAGACTTATGGTGGGAAGGTAATGTATTAATGGGAAAACTTGAAATCATTATGTCACCAGGTTTCGTTAGTAATGGTATTATTTCTTGTGAAGGAGATAGGGTTGCTAACTATTTAAGAAAAGGGTATAAAATAGGTGTTTCATCTAGAGGTGTTGGATCTTTATCAAAGGAAAATGGAAAAAATATAGTACAAGATGATTTTGAGATTATCTGTTGGGATATTGTAACATCACCATCAACACCAGGATCTTGGATTTATGATGATAAACCTTCTACTGAACAACAAATGAGTGAGTCAGAAGATAAGAAAGATAAGGATTTATTGATAGATTCTATCGATAATTTTTTAGACGAATAAAAAAAACCACTTAATTTCATAACTTTTAGGTAATAATACATATTTATATTAATAAGTGCGGTTTGTTGCGCTTATTTTAATATGTATATGTATTTACTATTTATAAAGTATTAGTATTTATATTAAAGTTGTTACATAAGTAATGACGTTTATCAATAATAATAATAATAATAATTTAAAAAAACAAATTTTCAAAT